TTTATGGTCTTCGGATCGATCGGATGGCTTATCCTGATCTTCGCCGTAGGAACACAATACCCGGCCTTGGGAGCTATCTTCGCCGGACTCTTTGTCCTTTGGGTGATCAGTCGTAAGCGCCAGTAAGTCCGGAAATGAATTTCATTGAGCCTTTAGGTGGGACGGGTTACTTCTTTCCGTCTATGAAGAAATTCTTCACCCTTATGCTTGCCGGAGGGTTACTAATCCTCGCCGCTTGCTCCACTACCCAAGTTCAGACATTCAACACGAACATTTCCAAGTTCAATGCGTGGGCGGCCAGCCCGCAGGTGAGCAGCAATGTTCGTAAGGGCGAAATCCTCGCCGGAAGTATCGTTGACACGATTGCTGCAGTCCAAGGTTCGACCAGAACACAAAACGAACTCTACGGTGCCGGAGCGGTCCTTACCGCCTATGGAACGAATCCTGTTCCGGTCAATGTTCTCACCGATACTGTCGCCGCGGTCCCGCAGCTGACCAGTGTCCTTGTCCCACTGGCCAAGAACCCACAGATCGCCGCAAAGATCGTTTACGACGTCGCCGCAGCGATCCCGACCGCCGTTTCCGGCACGACTACGGTATCGGGTACATAATTTAAGTTCGTGAACGTGTCTGGTACGAATTGGTTCTACACTCACTAAAAATGCGACTCCTTCTCCTGCTTCCGATAGCTTCGTTGCTCACAGGGTGTGCCACTTTCAAGGATGCTGGCGCCAATGTGGACAACACCTATCGGAAGCGGGTGAAGTCGTTCGAGCTCCATTACGTCATTGTTCCGCCGTCTGTTTACGGTGTCTGGAATTACAATCCTCCTTTCGGTCAATTTTCTGATACCTACGCCGGCGAGAAGGCCCTACTTGGATTTAAGAAATGAAAATTCTCCTTTACAAGTCCCATAAGGGAGATCCACTCTGCTTTGCCATCGACGCTCTAACACGGGGGGAATACTGTCACGCGGCGATCCTAGTTGAGTCTTCAATCGTGCAAGCGGCGATCCGTCAACAGTGGGGGGCGAAGTATGATCTTAGCACCCTCGGTCATATGCTTGTGGAGAGCTATTTTCCACACGTCCGGCCTCGTGTCTTGACTTCCGGGGAGTTGCCCGGAATCGACGTCTTTTCCGTTCCTTGCCTTGGACCCGATAAAGAGATCGCCGTTGAACATTACTGTGCCTCCAACATACAGGAGATCAACTACTCGGTTAGAGACCTTTTCCTTTTTTCTCGCCCCGGTGAGGGCTCTCCTTGGCGAACCTTCGCTTAATGATTGCAGTCACGAAATGTTTTGTTCTATGTTCGACTTTGAGGCCGTTCGCGTTGGTGGCGGTCTTCAGTTACTCCGTTCACACAGTTACGATGTTGCCCCTGAGTATCTCTCTTGGAGCCCATATCTAAACCCGGAGCCTCCGCTGTCATGAGTAACGGAAAGGCCGGAGCACCCGCGAAGGATATCACCCCGCTAGCCAATCCGACAGCGCGGGAGAGTCTCTTTAATTCCCGACGTGCGGAGTATCTTAACGCTACGGCGAAGGACTATCGTGACGCCTTTGTCAAGTCCTATCTGATCGATTTTAAGCCGACGAACGCGATCATCCGGATCGGGCACCAGAACTACAAGACGGCTACACGCGCCGCTCAAGATCTACTCCACGAGCCCTATGTCCGGTGCCGAATCGAAGAGCACCTGAAGCAGATGCGACCGGAGGAGGTCGTTAGTCGTACTCAGGTGATGGCTGCCCTGTGGAAAGAAGCTAATACGTCTGGGAACCTCTGCTCTACTCGTGTCGCTGCTCTTGCTCACATCGCCAAGATGCTTGGGATGTTCATGGGTGATAAGCAAAATGGGGATGGAAACAATGTCAACGTGAATGTCGCCGTGATGATGGTCCCTGCCACGACACCGGAAGATTGGGCGATAGCGGCACCAGCTGCGCAGGCCGCTTTGAAGGAACGTGCGTCGCACGCTTTACCGGAGGCCTGATGAGAGGTGTCGAGAAGCCGAGGGCTCCCACGGTCGTTTGGAGCCCTTTACCGGGTTCGCAGTCTTTGGCCTTATCCTGTCCCTGTAACCACGTTCTCTACGAGGGGTCACGGGGACCGGGTAAGACCGACGCTCAGTTAATGGCATTCAGAAAGAATGTTGGCCGAGGCTACGGTGCCTACTGGCGCGGGATTATCTTTGATCGACAATACAAGAACTTGGATGACCTTGTGTCTAAGTCCTTGCGCTGGTTTTCTGCCTTTCGTGATGGTGCTCGATTCCTTCGATCAAAGAGTGACTATGTCTGGGAATGGCCTACGGGGGAGCGACTCTACTTTCGCCAGATTGTACGCAAGGAGGACTACTGGAACTATCACGGCCAAGAGTTCGCCTTCATTGGTTGGAATGAGCTGTGCAAGTTTCCAACTCCGGAGCTCTTTGATGCCTTAATGAGTTGTAACCGTACCGGGTTCTTGCCCGCGGAGCACAGCCCAGACTTGAAGAACCCGTTACCTCAGATTCCTCTCGTTGTCTTCTCTACCGCCAATCCCTACGGACCCGGTCACTCATGGGTCAAGCGTCGGTTTATTGATCCAGCCCCTCCGGGCAAGGTCATTACCATTGAAACGGATGTCTTTAATCCACAGACACAGAAGAGGGAGATCGTTAAGAAGACACAGGTTCGACTCTTCGGTAGCTACAAAGAGAATCGATACCTCGCTCCTGAGTACATTGCCGAGCTCGAAAAGACCAAGGATAAGAACAAACGTAAGGCATGGCTCGAAGGTGACTGGAACATTGTTGCCGGGGGTGCTGTGGACGACCTTTGGGATCAAGATATCCATGTTGTTCCCCGGTTCAAAATACCGGATGGATGGAAGCTTGACCGTTCCTTCGATTGGGGGGCAACCAGGCCCTTCTCTGTTGGTTGGTGGGCTATGGCTGATGGAACAGAAGCCTCCCTATTTGACGGACGTGTCTTTTGCCCTCCCAAGGGTTCTTTGATTCGCCTCGGCGAGTGGTACGGAGGAAATCCGAACGAGATAAATGTCGGGCTGAATTTCTCCGCCAAGCAAATTGCCCTCGGTGTTCTTCGTGTCGAAAAGAAGCTCATTGAGTTAGACTGGATTACGAAGTCTCCCTCACCCGGTCCGGCTGACAACGCGATCTTTGATGACACGCGCAAGGACGTTGACTCCATCGCAAACGAGATGGGCAAAGAAGGACTCTATTGGGAGCACTCTAACAAGGCCCCCGGTACTCGTAAGATGGGACTCCAGCTTGTAAGAGATCGTTTAGAAAACTCTTTGACAGCGAATGGTCCTGGACTGTATTTCATGGACCATTGTCGGGAAGCCATCGCCCAGCTACCCGTCCTTCCTCGTGACCCTAATGATCCAGATGATGTTGACAGTGAAGCCGAAGACCATCTCTATGATGAGATTCGCTATCGCGTTCTCAAGGGCTCAAGTTCTTACGCTACAATGATTGCCGGAGGATTACTAAATGCCTAAAATGGTCAAAGCTCCAGATGAATCGAAAAGTCCCGTCGAGTTTATACGACTCGAGGTGATGGAGTATATGGAACGATGGGCCATGATTCGTTCCGCGATCGACGGTGAGTACGCTGTCAAGAAGCTCCGTGAGATGGTCCTCCCACGACCAAACGCCGCGGACGCCTCCGCGCAGAATCAGTCACGCTATGATGCCTATATCCGGCGCGCTGTGTGGTACAATGCGACGTCATGGACTCTTCTCGGGATGACTGGATTCGTTTACATGAAAGACCCTACGGTGGAGCTCCCTCCCGAACTCCAGCCAATGCTGAAGAACGCAGACGGACAGGGTGTCACGCTTAACCAGCAGTCCAAGGAAGCGTTGAGATTCGTGCTCGCCTACGGTCGAGGAGGCTTACTTGTGGACTACCCGATGACAGAGGACGCCGTTACCAAGGCCGCTCTTCTGAACGGAGACATTGGTCCTTCGATCATTCTCTACGAACCCGAGCAGATTATCAACTGGCATGTCTCCTATCAGCAAGGGAAGATGTCCCTCGATCTTCTGGTACTCCGTGAAGTTCAAGCGCAGGTCGCTGAGGACGATGAGTTCGCTCTCGTAACTCAAGTTCGCTACCGTGTGCTCACTAAAACGGATCAAGGAGTGTACGGGCAAATCTATTCCCAAAACGAGAATGAGACCTTCGAGGCGAATCCCTCGGCTGACTATATTCCAACGGACTCAGCCGGAAATCCGTTGACGGAGATTCCTTTTTGCTTCATCGGTTCCGTTGATAACTCACCGAAGATTGACGCTCCGCCGCTTCTTGACTTGGCTCTTCTGAATCTCGCCCACTTCCGGAACTCCGCGGACTATGAAGAGTCTTGCTTCCTTGTCGGACAGCCTACACCTTGGGCTTCCGGTTTGACGCAGGATTGGGTTGACAATGTCCTCAAGGGACAGATTCAACTCGGCTCCCGGGGGATCGTGCCACTTCCTCAAGGTGGCAGCGCAGGTATCCTTCAGGTCGAGGCTAACTCGATGCCAATGGAGGCCATGAAACACAAGGAGGACCAGATGGTCGCCATCGGTGCCCGATTGATTCAGCCAAAGATTGTGGAGAAAACAGCCACAGAGGTCACACTCGACAAGGCGTCGGAAGTGTCTATTCTCCAAACGTGTGCTGCTAACGTCTTCTCCGCTTACGAGAAGGCACTGGGGTTTGCCGCGCAGTATGTCGGGGCAAAAGCAGATAACCTCGAGTATGAACTTTCCGAGCCGTTGATCTCCGGTTCCCTCGATTCTCAGCAGGCTCTCGCACTCGTTCAGATGTGGCAGAGCGGACTGTTGGACTACGAGGAGGCACGCTTCGTACTCAAGCGAGATGGGCTTGCCTATAAGGACGACGCCGTCGCGAAAAAGGAAATGACTAACGAGGGACGCGGACCGCAGACCGTAGCGGATGCCGCCGGGGGTGGCGGAGGTGCAGCTCCTGCTCCCGTAGGAAAGGGCGCTGGTGGAAATGGGAATACTCAGCGAACCGGGGGCAAAGCTCCGGTTCCTGCCGGGAACGGAAAATAATTCGTTTTCGGACGTCCCTTTGGGAGAGACAAGTCAGTGTCGGAACTGCACATTCGGGTCCTATGCTCAAACTCCGTTTACCCAATTTGGACGGATTATCCGCTGACGCCTCTAAAGAGTACAAAAAAGACGGCGACGGATTTATCCTTGACACTGATGTAGCCTTTGAAGACGTCTCTGGGCTGAAAAATGCCCTCGTCCAAGAAAAGGACCATCGCAAGCAGGCAACGACCAAAGTCACCGAGCTCGAAACGCAGCTCGCCGAGGCCACTGGAAAGCTCACTGGTTCTACTGCCGACCTCGAGAAATCGTGGCAGCAGAAGCTCGAGAAGGCCCAGAAGGACTCCAGAGGTCGCATCGATGCTCTGACGAGTAATCTTCAGAAGATTCTCGTGGACGGGGTCGCCGGTACACTCGCTGCCGAGATTTCAACCGTTCCGCATCTCCTCGCCCCGGCGATCGCCAAGAGGCTCCAAGCCGTTGAAGGCGACGACGGATCATTCATTACTCGTGTTCTGACCGCTGATGGCAAGGCCAGTGCCCTCAGTGTAAACGAATTAAAGTCGGAAATACTTGCAGATAAACAATTTGCCCCCATACTGACGGGCAGCAGGGCTTCAGGGGGCGGTGCCCAGCAGAGCCAACATGGACTTCCCCCGAGTGGGAAGAAGTTCACGGACATGACCGAGACCGAAAAAGTGGCCTTGTTCAAGTCAAACCGTTCGGAGTTCGACAAGCTCAAAACGGAGTTCGAAGCAAATCCGAAAGCGCCGGAGGCGAAATAGGGGCTCGAGCAGTTCACACTGTCAAAAACCTCAATCAAACTCTGCTACACCGCAACTTAAAATGACACTCCACTCACTCCGTAAGCTCGCCGCCGCCCTTTGGCTCTGCGTCGTGTTTACCTACTTTGTCCAAGGGCTGACCGCCGCGATTGTGATGATCGTGGCCTCCAGCCTTCTTCTCATGTGCCTCGGGGCGAACAAGTATCGCGTTCAGAAACGCGGTTTCCTTTTCGCCTTCACTGGCGTCACCATCGCGGATATCTTCATCCCCGAGATTTATTCCACTATCCAGCCGAACGACAGCCCGGAGCTCACAGCCTTCGTCCAGTCCGGCGCGGTGGCGATGAACCCTGTCCTTCAGGCGGCTGCTATGTCTGGCACGAAGAAGGTCGAGGTCCCCTTGTGGAATGACCTCGATGCTACCGCGGAGCCCAATTATTCGGATGATACCGACGATGCGGCCTACGGCGACAACGTCACTACGACCTCCCTCGATGCCCGGAACGCCTACATGAACAAGGCCTACGGCACCGCGGACCTCGCGGCCGAGATTGGTAACTCGACTCCCGGTCAGGGTGATCCGATGACTCGCATCCGGAATCGTTTCGGCACCTATTGGGCGCGTCAGTTCCAGCACCGCAACATCGCGGTTGCCAAGGGCGTCCTCGCCTCCAACCTCGCGAACGACGCCGGCGACATGGTCTTCTCTGTCGCTCAGGAAACGACCGTTGGATTGTCCGCTTCCAACCTCGCCAATCCTGACGCGATCATTGAGGCGACCTTCACCCTCGGTGATCACTTCGAGAACATCCGGTGTATTGGTATGCACTCGGTCGTTTACAAGCGCCTGCTCGAGCAGGAATTGATCACGTTCTTGCAGCCCTCTACTGCGACGGACATGAAGATCCCGACCTACCTCGGTAAACTGGTGATTGTGGACGACGGCATGCCCGTCCGCGCCGGTGTCACCTCTGGCCTCGTCTACACGACCGTTCTGTT